TTATTATCCTTTATGTTGATCTATCTGTAGTAGCAGTTTTATATCTTGCTTAGGATAGTTAGCTAGTTAGATTTCGCAGCCACCACTACTACAGGCCAAAGTCTGACTGCCTTCCGTATTATCTTCAAACTCATAGTCTACAAGCTTGGAGAAGTCTACGTCGGGCATAGCTTTTACAGCAGACTCATACTCTTCCTTAGAACAAGGCTGATATGGTGCTTGCAAATAAGAATGCTCTGAGTAAGGCAAGAAGCTAATACCAGTTACCACATCAAAGTTCTTATAAACCCAATCGCCTACTTCAAGCCATTCATCCTCTTTTACATACACAGTAACACTGACCGAATGCTCGGCCCAATGCTTCTTAAACAACAACCAGTTCTCAAGCTGCTCAATAGCAGTCTGTTCAGATGCAAGAGTTGCACCCTCCGGTGACTTGATAGGGAAGGAGAATACTGTTGTCTTATTAGGGTTCATTGCATCGGGTTCATTTGGAACCCCTTGAGCCTTGAGAAGTTGTGTCAAGGGGTCAGAATTGGACTGGCGTACTGTTCGAATATAATACGGTGAAAAGCGACCGTGAATACCAGAGGAGCTATCCACCAGTTGGCTAACAGTACCTGAAGGTTTAATAGTAGTAATGGCAGCCGCAGGGTTGATACCCAAGCGTAGAGCATACTCCTTATTGACCTCAATCGCATGTCCTTTCATTTCCTCTAGTAGTTCAGGTTTAGGGTTACGTAGAATTTTACAATCTTGAATACCCGTTAGAGAGACCCCCAACAACCGCTCTTCTTCGCAGTTCTTTTTCCAGATGCTACGAACATACTTGAAGTCAGTCAGGGAAGATTGAAGTGTACCAAGAATAGTAGCAATACGGATTTTACGAAGCAGTTCTTTCTTTGTGTCATCAACACGACAAACTACTTCTGAGAGGTTACAAAGTTGGTTACTACGAAGAGCAATCTCCGCACAAGGGTTAAGCCCCACGATTTGTGAACCATCACGACGTTCTGGGGCAAAGTTCTGGAGGCCATAACGTGATACAATACCACGCTCACCTGAGCCAGATTTAATCAAAGAAATCCACTCATCCATGAAGACCATAATTGAGGGTTTGCTTTCGTAGGCTGCTGAGTTGTTAGCAAGAGACCGTTGTTGGTCTGTTTCCCACCAGCGGCCACTTTTCGCATCACGAGTTTCAGGGTCACCAAGGTCGGAGATAGAAATGAGTGCAGAGCGGCGAACACCACCTACAACCACTACTTCCGCAATCTTACAGATTAGGTCATGAACTTCAATAGGACGAAGCTTACGGCCTGCTGCCTTTCGGAAGGTCGCTTCAGTGAAGTCGAAAAGTTGCTTCAAAGGCTCAGGGCCGGAAGCACGCCCCCCCATCGTCTTAAGACGGGCACCTTCTGGTCGAATTTTAGAGTAATCCCAAGAGTGGACGTTACCGAGGTATAGTTCAGCAATAAGCTTGCGAAGGGCCTTCGCCCAGCCCTCAGAAGAATCTTCTACAGAGAGTACTCGTTCGGTTTTATTAAAGGTGTCATTTACAATAGGTAGTTTGTTTACATACTGGGATTCAGCTGAGAAGCCAACACCAGTACCCGCCATGAGAATGTAAAGAATCTCATCGAAGACACGGATGTTACCGGCTACAGCAAAGGAGCAGTTATAACCTCGGAAGTTGTTCTTAGCAAGAGCATCTCCAGCGGCCCACATGGCTCGCATTGACGGCATTACTTCCCGATTAAGGATAGCAGTTTGTAACTCTTGGAATTCTTCTTCGGTCAACACGTTGTTACCAACCTGTTTCCGCCAAAAACCAACAAGTCGGTCTACCGTTTCAGGCCACGCCTCACGACGTCCTTCGACATCTAGAAAACGTGAGTACCTGCTTAAGTGGATGAATTGTTCGTAAGGTGTCATTATTGTTATTTCCTTATTCTGCGTTTAGCTTTGCTTCAAGTTCTTTCAGCATGTTTGTTCTATTCTGACGACGGTCCAGCTCAATGCCGAGCTCACCCGCCCAAACGTCAATCTCTTTCTTAGTCATCTCTTCGAAGTCTGGTGCCGAGTCTACGAGCTCTTCGACTTCTTCGGCAAGCTCGACAACTTCATCGACAACTTCCTCGAGCTTGTTTTCAGGGCGGCAAGTACCTGTGTTAATCAAGTACCAAGAATCAATAAGAAACTCAAGCTCTTCAGAAGACCAACGTGCCTTCATGCTTGGTTTCTCTTCAATGCAGAACTTGAGGTGCTCAAAGTCCATGCCATTAAAGCGCTCGTTAGCGTAAATCCAAGCCTTCTCAAATTTCGGGTCTAGTTCTAGCTTCATTAGTTCATCGCTTTCTTATTTGTGTTAAAAACTGTAGTTGCAAAGTGGTATAGCTGGGCGCTGGCTTCGTTTTCTGGGTCTTCCAGAAAGCTCTCCACAACCCCTTCGAGGTATTCTTTCACCCCCGGGCTTAAGTTATTGGTATTAGCTTTACCCTCAACTATGAGTTGCAGGATGATGCTAATGAGTACTACTTCTTGATTGGTCATTATACCCTCATAAATTTATCTTCAGATACTTCTTTAAACTCTTCTGAGCCCTTGGTTAAACGTCCTGTTTCGAAGTTATAAAGTAAGCTACCAGAGCCACCTGTAAGACCTGTATATCGGCATTTAAGAACCTTGGTCTTGATGGTATTCCTCTCAACAATGTCATCACTACCTACATTACGAGCAAAAGCAATCACGTCCATCGAAATTTGTTTAATAGAACCAGAACCACGGATGTCATCCATTGATGGAAGTTTACCTTCCTCAAATGACTTACCTTTGTTATCTGTCTTTCGTAGATGGGAGATTAGACCAACCCATACGTTGTGTTTCTTTACAAGACGAAGTAATTGGTTCATGATAAGGTCGATGGCTTCGTTACCTGTAAGACCTTCTGCCCCCTCTGATGCTAGAATAGTAATATGGTCAACAAAGATATACTTAGCCCCAGAAAGACACATATACTCAAGAAAGTCCATAATAGAGCCATCACTGATACTTCCTTGATGGTCTAATACAAGAACACGGTCATCCCCAAAAAGATTATCATAGCCGACCTTTAGTTCTTCGAGTGGTATTTCTTCATTAGCTGGGTTGCGATTAATACCCATGCCTGCCATCTTACGGGCAGTCTCAGCAGGGCTTTCTTCTAGTGAAACGATACCTACTTTGTCAGGGGTCGTTTGAAGTAGGTGTACAGCAATCTCCCGAAGAAGAGTGGACTTACCAGAACCAGTACCACTAGTCCAAAGGGTAATCTCACCAAAGCGCATACCTTTCAGTTTTTCATTTAATCCATCCATAAAAGGCGGGTACGGTACAGATTCAATCTCGTTATACTTTTCTAGTTGAGACCATAGCTGGTCTTTAGTTAAGATACCAGCTGGCGTATAAGTAGTAGCATCGTAAATGGCCTTAAGAACCTTATCGGGCTCTTTAATCCAGAGGTCACATGCATCTTTCTCTGATGTACGAACAACTTTAATTTTATCATAGCCGATGATTCGGGCGGCTTCTTTCAAGGCCACATCACCCGCTTCATCCTTGTCCAGCCAAAGGATTACTTCTTCAAAGTTACGTACCCAATCCCGTAGTTCGATTAGGTCTTTTACACTAGATGCTGAACGGAGTGATACAACAGGATAGAATGTTTTGTATTTCTGATACCAAGCGGATTGAACAGCCATAGCATCGAGTTCACCCTCAGTGATAACAAGTCGTTTGCCACCATTGTAGTTTTGTTGACCGAAGAGGCCACCTCCGACTTTTCCAATAGAGGTAAAACTCTTTGGTAGCTTTCTAACCTTATACCCGACAATAGCATCTTTAATACAGTACGGGTAGTAGTGTGTGTCAATAACACCCTCAAGGTCATAAGATACCTTAACACCGTAGTGTTCAGCTACCTGCTTGAAGATGCTACGTTCTTTGAAACCACGAGTAGGATATTCCTGAGCAATCTCACTAACAGATGTCCACGAGCTATCTTCTTCTTCAAAGTCGTCGTTATTGTTTTTCATAGCTTGGATTCCCTCTGCTTTAAAATGATGTCTGCAAGAGAAGCAAAATCCGGTTCCTTCTTCATAAACTTGTTTAGCGTCAGAGCTACCACAGTTTTCACAAGGTTGATTTCTACTGACTATCCGTCCCATCTGTTAGTCCTTTTATAGCTATAGACATAAATAGTCCAGATAACTCACTAAAGATGAAATACAAAAAGATACTAACCATAGGGGAAGCATCAAGTAGCTCTACCGAAGCAAGGAGGCCCACGACAAGCGAAAGTAGTTTAGACCAGTAGAGAGCAATGGCTAAGTTATACATTAGAGTTTCCTTTTGATTGCCTTGATGAACTTGAGTGTTCTTTCAGTTATACCTTCTTTCGGCACAAACCTAATTGCAGCAATTTGTCGGTTATAGAATTTTGGAGTCTTGCCATCTTCAAGGTAAAGTGTCATTGAGTCAGATACCATTTGGGTGTAGGCCTCCGCATAGTAGAGACCCCCTTTTGTACGATAAGTATCAACGATTGTGAAGGTAAAGTTCTCTGCTCCATACTTTTTGATATCAGCATTAAGGTGAACAGAAGATCCCGTATAAGTACGCCACGTCATCTCTTTACCGTAAGCCCTTGAAGACTTCCTTCCGGCATGTCTAAACTGTTTCTTCCCCCAGTAAAACTGCTTAGTCTTAATGCTGTGGACACAGTAAAGAAAACCAAAAGCAGCTTCTGGGTCTAGCGGGAAACTGACTTTCCAATGCCCCATCTCTAGTTTAGATAGCACCGTCATACTTCTCCCTACTCAGTTTAAAGTGGTCATTGAGGCGACGCCAGATGTGGATAAGACGACCATTGGCGATTAGATAACCATAACCTTCTTCTCCGTAGGTTTCATGATAAGCCCTACAGACTACTTTCTCAAGTTCTCGTCGTGTATAGGCATTCTCCATCATTTTCTTGGCCTTCACGGGTCCAATTCTCGGCAACCCAGGAATGTTGTCAACGCTATCCCCAGTTAAGATTTGTTGCCAGTAGAACCGTTCGGCATACTCTTCACAGACTTGATAGATTTTTTTAGTCCGTGGGTTATAGTGGTTCCCGGGGATACAGTCAAGGTCTTTATCAACAGTAATTACAACCCGGTTAATCCCTGCCTTGTCACACTCCAAAGCCCAAATACGGACCAAGTCATCTGCTTCACAGTTATCGGATTCAACGGCACCTTCTAGGCTACTCGCCCAAGACTTCAAGTCATCAAACCAAGCAGGTCTGTTGTCTTTGGCTTTCTTCCGGTTCCCCTTGTAGTCAGGGAACAGGTCTACACGAAAGTTATCAGGGCCACCAATGGCCATAACATAGTCTTCAGAAAAGGTGCTTAGGGTTACATCCTCCACTTGCCCTAAGAATTTACTCTTAGCTTCTTCTAGCGATTCTGTGTTCCAAATTGACATGTACACAAGAACATCGCCATCTATGATAGCTAATGTCATATTGACCTCCTTTAATAAATTTTGGTCATTATCTGCAAGTATTTTTTACTCATAGTTTTCTTGGGTCTCTGTAGTTTGTTACTTCTACTTTTCTAGTTCTTTGTTGAGCTGTTCCACTAGTTTCTTCGCTAGGGATTTCTTCGGGGTCTCATAGACGACTTTCTGTTTAAGTTGTTCATCAATCAAGATAACAAAGAACAGGTCGTGCATCTTTGCTTTTAACCAAACGTAGTACGGCTTATTTTCCATTAAGCTCTCTCTCCTCTAGCTTTACGATGTTACGGCGCATCAGGGCGTGTAGGTTAGTACCCCTACGAGCAGCAATGCGAGAGACATACCAAAGAACGTCAGAGAGCTCATCTAAGAGCTGCTCAGTACGGTCTCTATCTGGACGGTCCTTACGCCTCTCCTTGAGCCACTCTGCTTGCACCTCGCCAACCTCTGAGCTAAGCCCAGTCATTAGGACTTCCTCCGGGGTTCCCTCATACTCAAACATCGCGGCTAGTTCTTCATAGATTTCTGTCTTGCTCATCCTGCTGATTCCATTTCTACGATATCTAATACTGTGTTGTAATCAACTACATAACCACAAGCACGGAGAAAGTTTTGAAACTCTTCAAGCACTTCATTAAGTGGCATACAACCCCTAATTTCATATTCAATCTTCGTACCGTTCTCGCTCTGGTAAATAAACTTCATTTTACACCTTAGGTCCACAAGTTTTCATAGTATTTGCCGAATAGCCTAAAACCATTACTCATACGGTCTTGATGTACTTTCATTTCTTTTAGGTCAACAATAAATGTGTCATTAGGCCCCTTTTTCATAACCGTGTAACCTTCTTCTTCCGAAGCTTCAAAGTAGACGTCAGACTCCCCCCGGTAGTAATGCTCTTCCCAATCGTAATTCTTCTGGTGGAAAGACCAAATCATCTCATTAATAACCCAGTCCCACCGCTTGTGATGGTTGGGGTCAACGTCCCCGAGGCCCCCATCCCACTCCTCAGGCCTCCAAAGCTCCACAGGCACATCCTCATTGTCAACCAGCGGAGCCCCCTTTAAGTCTGTTGCGAACCGGATAAGGAGAGGCTCAATGATTTTAGCAAGAGTGTGGTCTACAGAGTAAGTATCGTAGTCGTCTATAGTTACCTCTGTTTTCTGTTCTATGTTGTCGTAAGGCCCAATATATACTTTCATTAGATAGCTCCTTTAAGCTTGCTTAACACTTGTTCTAGCTTTTCTGCATCTACTGCACGGCAAGATTGGATTCTGTTTGGATGAAATACACGACCTTCATCAGAGTCTTCTGTTTTGTCTAATAGGGTAAACAACTCTCTGATACTGCTTTCTAGTTCCTCAATGTGGGCTGCTGCCCGCATCCTAACCTCGCAGTCTGCTTGCCAGAACTCAACTCTACGTAATTTCTTTATTAGCGCTTCACTCATTTGTCAGCCCTTCGCTTGATTCAGTATCCAGTCTAGTGCGTCCCGTACGGTTACCTCTGCTACACCACAGTACAGGATGAACTGAAGACCTATAGTAGCAATCTCCTTTGAGGCTGCATCATCCATTTCAAAGGTGTAGGTAGCACTACCGTCCTCATGTTCTTTGACTTCTTCCACACTAATGTGGAATGGCTTTGTCTCTTCAGTCATTTGTTCTCCCACTCCACAGGCCAGTAGTATTTACAGTCTAGTCCCTCAGCGGCTGGACCTATGAACCAAGCCTGCCTAAACTCGCTAGGCTTTGTGCCGCAAGCCGGGTTCCGGTAACAATTTACATTGAGTGGGCATGTGGAACTGTCGCACATACTTATATCAGGCATTGGTGTCCTCCTTCGGTGGTTCAGGAAGTGGCATCCAGTGAGTTAGAGCATACTCTGGATGTCCTATATACTGTTTATGCACCCTAGATATTTCTACGGTTTTGCTTGAAGCATTCCACACAATAACCTTTCTGTAGAAAGGTGCAGTCTCAATGGGTTTCCAATACATCACTTCTCTCCTTCCAGCTCTGCCAGTACAATTAGGAACTTCTCTTGCAGTAGTGCAGTCTGCACACC